GTGCTTTTTTGGAGAGGTTTTTAAGCGTTTCTTCTTCCCAGCGTTGTTTAACGATTTCGCGGAAGCGACGGCGCGCTGCTTTTTGTTGCTCGCGCTCTTCTGTGGTTAATTCTACTTTCAACATAATATAAAAAAATAACGGCGTGAGTAGGTGCTGTTGAAAGTTGCAGGTTGCAAATTTTGCTATACATTACTATATAGCGACACCCTCACGCCGTGAGTTATAATATTTTTCTTAATGTACGGATATAAAGAAACCCGCGAACTTCCAACGGTGCAAAGGTACAACAGTTTTTTTAATGTGCAAATTTTTTAGCAAAAATTTTTAAATTGCCTATGTGGCTCGCACTTATACGGTGGTGATGATAAAGCTATCGTGGTAGGCGTTGTCGAGGAGGTAGGCGTACTTCCACCATAGGAGGTAGTCGAAGCAGTCGGAGAGGTGGGTGGCGTGCTCTTGGGGTATGGTTTTAGAGCGTTCGCTGCTTTTGTCCTTTTCAAAGGCGTCTTCTTTCTGTTTGACGGCAGCGTTTTCCATAGAGACGATGAGGTTAGGGCAATTGTCCTCATTGAGGCGTACAAAGGGCAGAGAGCGGTTGTTTTCCTCTAATATTTCGTTGATAAGGCGGAATTTGAGGATATGGCTTGGGTTATTGGTGTTGGGGGTGCGATTGAACACTTGCCAGCCTGCTGTGCGCAGCATATCCTCTACATCTTGCGCCAAGGTAGTTTTGCTGTTTGCCTCGCTCTTAAAGCCCGAACGGTCGTGGTATAGGTATATTTTATTGCAGGTAGCGCGGTGGGGCTCGTAGTAGTCGATGATTTTCTTTATCAAATCTGACAATTTGAGGGGGTTTTTGACAAAGAAGTCTTTGAGTACATTAATAGTGTTGGCTACCTTGCTTTCTTGGGCTACAATACCACAATTGATACGCCCACCGAAGTCCAGTGAGAGTTCGAGAGGTACACCGCTTAGCAAATCGTTATCATAGGTGCAGGAGGGGGTGAAACTCTGTGAGAAGTCTTGCAGAGCGGTGGTGTTGTACTGGTACTTGTAGTAATGCTTGTCGGCTGACAATTTGGCATAGAAGCCGTCGGCAACCTTACCAGGGCGAATATTCATTATTTCGGCATTGAAAAGCAGGTCGGATACGCGCTGCTCGTACATCTCTTGTATCCAACCAGGTTTGAGGTTTTCTTGATTTACGAGGGCGTTGGCTTTGATAAAGAGATGTTCGTTAGGTTTCTGCTTGGCGAGTTTTTCGCGTGCGGTGAACCATTCCCCCGTTTTGGTGAGAGCAACCGACGAGGTGAAGATAGTAGCATTCAGCAAGCTTGCTTTATCAAAAGCTATCTTCTTGGCGCGGTTGGTTGTCAGTACGTTGTTGAAGAGTCTATCGTGTTCTAGGAGGGCTGCTTCGTCACCAATGACAATGTAAGAGTTGAGTCCGCGCCCGCTGTTGGGGTCATCGAGGGATACAAGCACGAGGATAAAGCCGTTGGAAAAGTGCACCACGTTGCTCCACGAGTTGGGAGCCTGAAAAGGCATCTCGAAACCCATAGACTTGCCGTTACGCCCTACTACATAATCTACCTCTTCGTAGAAGCCGAACATCTCTAAGCCCTCTTTGGTAGAGGGAAAAGTACGGCTTTTTATCTGCACAAAAGTAGCCCCCACCAGTACGCCCGTAGCACGTGGCATTTGCTTTACAGCTTCCTTTACAAACCAGCCGAGTATGGTACTCTTACCCGTACCGCGCCCTGCCTCTATGCAGATGTGTTTTACACCTGCATAGCGGTTGGCAGATACAGCTGCCATTTGCATAGGGTTGAGGAGGATTTGTTTAACTGGTTTCATCAGAGGTTTCATCGTCGGGGTCATCGGTTATGTCTTCGTAGTCGGTATCGGTAGCGGGCAAGTTGTTGAAGTCTACTACTCCTGAAGTGAGGGCAGCGCGCAACATCTTAGCACTCTTACGGCTCATCTTGATATGGTATTCATTGGCAGTAATCTTTTCAAAGTTGATTTCTTTTTCTTCTTTATCGAAGTTAAAGAGCGACTTATACGAGTCGAGGGCGCGGCGTGCTTGCTCGAGTTCGTCTTTTTTGAGGGCGCGCTGGTAGAGCTCCCAATAGCGTTCGGCAAGGATAAGGCGTTCGGCTTGTAGGTCGGATTTTTCAATATCGCCAAATATTTGCATTGCCCACGTGTAGTCGCGGTAGGCGGTGGCTTGGCTTACGCCCATTTCGCGAATGTGTATCTGTATAGCTTGGTGCTTAGAGTACTTGTTAGAAAGTCGCAAGCCGTGTATGTGGCGCAAACGCGTTTTAACCGCCTCTTCGGCAGGTAGCAGCTGAAAATTCTCGTCAATATACGAGGCGGATATGCGCTGATAAAGGCTGTCTTTGCTAAATTTAATAAGTTCCATTATAGTCGTTAGTCGTTAGTCGTTAGAAGTAGAGTCCGCTTTTCATTTTTTCTACTTGTTGGGCAGCTGGTGAGGGCCTATAGCAAGCTACTGCTTCTTTTTCGAGTAGCTGCTTGAGTTGGGCGAGTTCGTGGCGTGCGAGTTGTTGCAAGCGTTTGGCAAGGCTGTAGAGCTCGGCAGCATTGAGTATTTTGCTCTTTTGCCAAGGTAGTTCCTCCCACTGCTGTATGATAGCAGTAGCGGTGAAAGAAAAACTATGCATTAGAGCAGCTTCGGCAACGGTAAAGAAAACGACGGTACGCTGTAGCTTTTCCCATATAGTAGGATAAGCGCGCAAATCATCAGGAGTGCAGGTGGTCACTTGTGGAGCGACGACACTCTCCCACATCCATTGTATTAGGGACTGTAACTTAGTGAAAACCTCCCACGAATTATTGAGGCTGTAATACTTCTCAAACTCATTGACGCTGCCAATGATACCACTTGTGCGCGGTAATTTTCCTTGCTCGATAAGCTGGGTTATGCAGTCGTTGAGAGCGCGGTCGCCCATAGCAATAGAAGAAAGCCCCAAATCGCGCAAGTCCCACCAAGGTGACTTTTCCATCTTATCATCGGAGTAGTAGTTGCCACCGGTATTGGATAAATTCACCTTGAGGAAGGGAATGGCATAGGCTACTGCATAATTAGCAACGGCTTTTTTGAGCAGTTCGAGCTCGTCGCCGCTTAAAGTTTCAGCAGTAGATTTGGGTATATACGGATATACTTTTACGCGGAGCGCCTCCTCGATATAGGTTTTGAGGAGGTCGAAATCTAAACGGTTAGAAACGTTAGTATATTGCTTGAGTTCTTGGATATTGGTGAACATAGGTTTAGAGATTAGTCGTTAGACGATAGTTGAAATTCGACGACAAAGCTATGCAGGTTGCGGGTACTATCAAAGGACAGGGGTTTTTGGGTGATAGGTATTACCTTTAGCCACTCGCCCGCTATACGCAAGAAGCACACAGGCGCTTTGATGAGTTCCCACAATACTTCTATCTCTTCAGGAAAGAGCCAACCTGTATTGAGTTTGTAAGTGCGTTTGGTTTTTACTTGCGCCTTGTAGTCCTCGCTTAGTAGCACGTTGTCAGCCAGAGTGTGCTCGTAGCTTACCAAGGCTTCGTACTCTCCTGCAAACGAAAACCAATCGGGACAGAAGTTTTGGTTTTGGAACAGCGCACTGATAGGCGTGCCATTGGGTTCGGGCTTGGGTTCGAGGCTAAGGGTTTCCTTGCTGATGATAGCCGTAGCACCATAGGTTTCGTTAGCGGTAGCGCGTAAAAAGCTAAAATTAGCTACTGCCAGCGGGTCCTTAATAGCCGAAAGGTCGATAAGGTTAGAGCCTATTTGTCCCAACGAGCGAGCGCGTACCTCTTGGGTAAGTGCCGACACTGATATAAGACTCTGCCTGTAAGTAGAGCGCAAACGACTCTGCGTAAGATACGGATACGCTTTAGGTTTCTTACCAGGGAGGTAGTGCAAATCAGTAAGGGTATGCGTTTTGAATACCGCTCCTTTAAAATTGGTTTCCTTAATTACCGCTGATACCTTGGTCGCCTTAAAAATCTCTTTAGGGCTGAGCAGTTTTTTAGTATTTATCTCTAAAGAAGAGGTGATGTCTCTGAAAAAATCTTGTACTTCCTGCCCTATATCCATAGTTGCCACGCCCTCAAAGAAAACATAATCATAGCTTTGGGTAGTGGTAAAGCTACGCCCATAGCCGTTGAACTCCATTGTAAGGGCTACCGTGATAAACTCGCTTTCGGCGGCTGTTTGGCGTACGCGGGTGAGCTCTTTGTCGAGGCAGAAGTACACATTTTTGGTAGCAAAAGCTACATCGGTTTGTACGCTAATCTCTACATTGACCACTTGCTCGCTACCTGCTGAAGAAGCTACCTTAAGCCAGCCTTTGTGCTCGCCTACGGTCATCAGTTCGGACGATTGCGAGCGGAATTTTACCACTACTTCCTCTTCGCCATTGCCTTTGATTTCGGTAACCTCCAAGAAATCGGCATTGTTAATGGTAAAAGTGAGGCGGTTAGGATTCTTAATAGTAAATGTACCCTCGGCGCGCTCTTTTTTGTCGGTTTTCAGCAGGTATTTAAACTCTTTCTTATCGATATGAAAGGCGGTAGCATCGTTGATAACGGTAAGCTCAATATCAAAAAATCTTGAAAGGATACCGCCTGGGTAAGCTATCTTATTGTCTTTCCAGCGGAGTATTTGCGTCTTGCTAAAATCGAAGCCCCCCTCCTCTACGCGCCCTGTATTGCGATAGGCATCAGAGAGGCTAAACACCAACCTATCAATAGAGGTAGACGGATAAGCGTCTACCTTAAAAAGCCCTATATCATATGTAGCGTGCTCTTCGTAAAACGAGGGGTGTGTATTAGGAAAAGCAGCAAGGTGAATATAACGTTTGCGATTCTGTATTAAGCCCCAGAAGGAAGTTAGATTGGGTTTAGCAGAAAACTCTCTATCGCCGGTGAGCTCGCGGGTAGCGTGGTTGAGCGTCATTCGCAGCACCTTTCTTTCAGATGGTTGAGGGGTGGGAGTTACCCCGCCCTCTTGGGTACGACGCAAGGTGATAACTACCTCTTTGCGTTCGGTAGGTAGGTCTATTTCGGTTACACTGCTGCCTTTCTCTTCGGTAGCGATAACACCTAAGGTTATCTTTAGCTGTGTATCACCGCTTTCGGGCAGCTGGCTAAAATGGTTGTAACGCAATTGTAGCTGCGCATTCAGTGGTAGGCGGTCTAACTCTTGTCCGTCGGGGGCGATAAGCTCTACAAAGTCGTTGGTAGTAATACGCGCGTAGTTGCGAAAGCCCTTATACTTCTTATAAACGGTAAGCAAGTGCACTTGTGGGAATTGCACTGTTAGCAGTTCGGTAGAGGGTATAGGCTGCGAGGGGTTCCATTCTTTGAGAATGGCAGTAGGCGACACTCCCCAGTCGAGGATAGGCTTTTCTTGGGGGTAACAATATTGCTCGTATTCTGTACCCCCACGAGAGGTAGTGCGGGGGCGCTCTTCGCAAACGGTTTCGGTATAGGTTCTAATAGACATAGTATTTTACAGTATTTTTATAATAGGCAATAGGACTGATAAGGGTAGGTCGCCAAAACTCAATGGCAATAAACGAGGTAAAGAGTATTACTCGCTCTGGGCGTACCTCTACCCTATCGGCAGGAAAAAGCAACGGCAATTGCTGCTCTAAATAGCGGTGTACTTGCCAGCTTTCTATCACTAAGTCGATGTCTTTGGCGAGGTAGTTATCGGAGTACACCCCTTGCATTACCTTAGCTACCGAACCACATACGATAGGCAGCTGCTCTGTGCCAAAAGTGTTGGCTATGGCACTGTAGATAGTGTCGAGATAGGTATTGAGGCGGGTGTCGTTGAAGACATTCATAGAGGTGAAAGCGGTGTACATCAGATAGCTATTGTGGTGATTTCTACTTGGTAATGCTCTTTATCGAGCACGGTTTTATTAAGGCTCTTGATGAGCATACGCTGCTTGTAGGCAAGGATAGTATCGCGCAGGGCTATGTGGCGGAATTGGTTTTTATTGCATATAAAGCTCCACGTATATTCGGCAGCGGCGATGCGCATCTTATACCAATCCTTCCAATACTCGGCTACTAACGGAGGGGTAAGGGCCTTACAAAAGCCCGCATTGTTCTGATTGTTGTGCAAACCGTCGTACCATATCAGCCCAATGGTTTGTTCGCCCCCCTTGCGCGCTACCGCTGTATAGTGCCCTTGGTACATCACTCGGGGCAAACAGTAGCCGCCTATCTGTACTTCGGTAACATTGGTAAGTATGTTTGCCTCGTCCGCTTTCAGCACTTGGTAGCTGTTGTCGGTTACTTGTATCACGGGCAGCTGATAGGCTTTATCGTCCATCTCGGGGAACTTAATAAGGTAGGACTGCTTAGTAAGGAATGTTTTTTTAGGTTCGCGCACTTCCCAAGGGCTAAAATCCTTCACATTGCTTCGCTCTTCTACCCTAATGCGATTCATATACAGCTTGTTACCCTCGATAGTTATATCGTAATTCTTCCAATTCTTAATCGTCTTGACCAATTCGCCAAAGGTAACATCAGGCACAGCACGTTTGAGGTCTACTATATTAGGGTTAATGATTTGCTCAATAACATTGCCGTCTTCGGAGTGTTGGGCTACAATATTGAGGTTCATTGAGAGATGTTGATGTGGCGTACCTTCTATCTCTAAACTAAGGGTTTGCGGTGTGCTATCGATAGAGAGTAGCTGGGTGAAGCTAAGCGTATCGCTCTTTTCAAAACTAAACTCACGAATGATAACGTTGTTAAGTTTTAGCCGTAAGGTAACCACACCTCTTATAAGTTGGTTATCGCATACCAACCGCCACGTACCTGCTGTGGCAAACTCGTAGGTGGGAGCAACCGCTGTGAGGAGGTGCTCTTGCTGGGCGGTAGTGAGGTAGTAAGGAATATTGCTGTATAGCACCTGCTGACTGAAATCCTCATCGGTAAGAATGTCGCCTGCCAGCTCATAGCCCGCATTAGCGAAGCCTGTTTTGAGCACGTACAGCAGATAAGGCATAGGGTGCATAATGTTATATTCATAGTGCGCAAACGCATCTCCCAAATAGTGATTGATAAAACCCATATAATGTTCCCACCCTCTTTGACTGGTATCTTTAGGATACACCACACGAGGGAAGTTGTAATCTACTGCAGGGTATTTTTGTTGGCATACCTCCTTAGCGTGCTGGTATATATCAGCTACGCGATGGCGTAATAGCGGTAGGTCGCATAGCTTTTTGTCGAAGTTGGGCAGCTGCTCGAAGCCCGAATCTATTTGGGCGGACACTATATTGCCTTCAACTGATAGAATTTCGAGCGTACCTTTGCGTACCCTTCCGTCCATTATATGATAGCCCTCGTACTTCTTCTTTAGCTTGGTGGCATTGAGGGCGGTGTAGTTGCCCATACGCAAGCGTAAATCAGCATTCATCTGAAACTCAAATGGCAGTGAATACTGAGTGAAAAAGGTGTCTTTAAAACGCGGGTTCTCCTCTTGATAAGAGATAGTAATGCGCGAAAGGTCTAACACGAATTCAGAGGTAACGAAAGAGTCTTGCATAGCTATTAGGTTTTAGAAGTTAGTTTTCTCCATAATATGATTGCCACCGCCAATAGCAATAGCAGTAGCCACCAAGGACTGATAGGGCTGCGCTGTATGTGCTTATGTTTGGAGGTAGTAGTTGCAACGGACTTTTGCAGGGTTTCTGTTTTTGTTAGGTAAGTAGCAGCACTATTTTGCACAGTAACGCTAAGCGTACCCCCTTTAAGGGTGATGCGCTCCACAACTCTGCCCTCTACCTCGTGCGTGTATTCTAAGGGCGTATCGGGGCTTATAGTGCTAAGCTGATAGCTAAGCAGTGAGTGTTGCAAAACAGAAAGCCCTGAGCCCACCGTAGCGAGCTCAGAGGTTTGAGTACTTACTTTCTCGGCAACTACTTTCTTAGTGTGGCACGAGATAAAGAACATAAAAAGCAATATGTAGGCAATGCGTTTCATTAGTTATTATTTTCTATAGTTTTGATAACCTCTTTCAAAATGGTGGCGTAATTAGGTGCGGTGGCATAGCCCGCTTTTGCCACTTCCTCAGCAAACTTATAAGGGTCTGATTTTACTAACAACGCCTTCGCATACCGTTTGTTGATAAAGAAAAATTGCGCGTGGTCGGTAAAACACTCTTCGGGGGTGTCATACTTCCTAAACCAATCCTGTACACGATACAGCCACTTACCATCAGTGCGTTTGCTGATGCTGATAATTTTTGGGAACTGCTGAGGGTTAGGAGTGGGCGAGTTTAGCACTTCAGTAGTAAACAGCAATTGCTTTTTCTGATTGGGTGTGCTGCTGACTAATTTTTTAGGTACTTTTATACCGAAAAAGTTATTACCAACACCACGCTCGCCCCAACCGCTTTCTAACGCCGCTTGTGCCAGGGTAAAGAGGTGCGAAATGCCCGTTTTGCGTTCACTTTCCAAAGCAAACGGCTTATAAGTTTGTATAAATTCTTTTGCTGTCATAATAATTAAGTATTAGTATTCTCAGTTTCTTCAGTAAGGTCAAACATCTTAAAAAATTTTTTGTTGATAATCTTCAGCAGCACGTTGGCAAACCTAAACCCTAAGCAGCCTAAGTTTTCCAACAAACTCACCACTAACTGCCATATAATAGCAAGCAGCACCACCCAGTACAGCCAGTGAAAGGGGTCGAATTCAAAATCGCCTAACGCTGGGAAGCTAATATTAGCCGAGAAGGTATGGAGTACGTATATCAGCGCCAAGTAAGTGAGTATCTTAAGCAGCATACGCCCGAATTTGCGGCTCTCGTGTCGCTCACCACGCTTAAATGATGCCAATACGCCTGTTATCCATTCAAAGAATATCAGCACCACATAAGCGGCAAGGAATAAGTGATTGAAGCCAAATAGGAAGTGAATTAAGCCGATAAAAGCGGACACTACCACATCAACCGCAATAAAATTTACTGAAAATATATGCCCAAAACTTGAGTTAATAAAGTCTCGCCAACCGGTGAAGCCGAAGCCTTGTAAAATGTAGTTTATCATTGTTTATTCTATTACTATTTTATCTATTATTTTTTTCTTTTCTAATGCATAACAATTAATAAGAGTATTATTCATTGTATTATTTTTTTCTCTTAAAAGTATTTGTTCAGTTGCCGCGTTGTTATATATTTCAAACGAATTGGGAATTGTTATTTTTTCTATTTGTTTTGCAAAAAGTATAAAATCTACCTGTCTTACTTTCCCTAAAATATGATTTAAAACAACTTTTTTTGCTTTACAATCTTTTAAAAAAAGAATATTTCCACTATTAAAATATGGTACTAATTCGTCATATTCAAGTTCGTTTATATCTTTACAAGAAAAAGATTGGTGATATACCACACCATATGTATATTTATACCAATACTCACCTTTTCGGTAGTACCAACTTCTATCTACAGGAGCGGTGCGTAGTTCATTGAGTATTTTATCTGATTCTTTCTTCAGACGATTTTCCTTAGCTTTTTTATTCTCAAATCCCCAATCAAAGAAATGTATTGCATTCATAGCTTTTGTATATGTTTAAACGTTACTAATACGAATATAGCAGTCATTATTGTGAATGCTAACCACAGCAGTAGAGCCTTTGCTACCATTGAACTGAGTATCACCTTTCATTATTATTGTTTTTCCTGCACAAGTAAAGGTTACTGCTCCATTATCGAAGGTTTTAATGAAAGATACACTACCCAAATGCTCTATATTTTGCAAACCAAGCGTACAACTCGCCTTAACAAATATAGTATCATTCTGTTGGGCTTGTGGTATAACCGTATCAGTACTTACCTCATACCCTGTGCGAGTAATCTTTCGCATAACCTCTTCAGGAGTAATAAAATCTTCAGGCGCGGGAGACCAGTCTGTGGGAATATTACCAATCTCTATCTTTATAGACGAATAGTATATCTCACCACTAACCTCTGTAAATTCTATAAATCCGTTGCCCCCATTGTTGTGAAAATACATTCCGTTAGGATTGTAGATGGTGTATCTGTGCCACTGCCCATCATTAATAAGGGTTTGATTATTAGAATATACCAGAGAAGCTGATATATTATCTGGAGGAGATTGGTTAGATGTTGCAAAATTGATAAACTTACCTTTCCCTGTGGTTTTAGCCCAAAATGAAATAATAACAGGTCTGCCAACAATAGGAGGAATAATAGCATTTATACCACGATAATCGGCATTTGTAATTTTTCTTATCACATTACCATTGAACCGCTCAGCAATAACCTCTCCTGCATTATTACTCCAAGTAAATCCCATATGGTTAGATTGTCTGTTCACAATGAACTCCTTTGTTTCTCTAAGTAAATTCCTTCCCCCTATTTGTATCCCCTCAATTGCTGTTTTAACATTTTCAGTGGTAGCGAGGTTATTAGGTTTTCCGTCTATATCATCCCAGTTGTGCCTATGTGTGCGGAGTGCGTACTCGTTATGATGGTGGGTTTTAGGTGCGTACCGCTCGTCGTGGTGGTGGTCTTTCTCAGCTTTAGCCGCTAAAGCCTCTACTAAGCCAGCAATATTACTAATACCAAGAGTACTAAGAATATGCTTGTTTTGCTTAATATAGGTAACAATCTCTTGCAGCTGGTCGAGTTGTGTGTCATCGCTTTGTAATATGCGATTGATTGCGTCGATAAGGTTCTTGAGGTCTTGTGCCGTACCCGTATAACCGCCTTTAGGCAGCAATCCCGATGTATCTACTTGTTGCAAGCCTTCCAACTTGGTGCGGAGCTCGGTAGTAAAGTCCTCGGTGGTGAGTTTCTTCCCTGGTATCTTTTGCACTGCATTAAGGATAAGATCCTTTAACGTTTTGTCGAGGAGTACTGGGCGGTTTTGATTGAAGGTTAGGCGGGTAAGGGCTTCTTGGGCAGCGGTGGGATTGTCGTATACCACGCCGTTGATTTCTACCTCGCTTACTAAGGCTTCGAGGATAGAGAAGTTCACATCATCGGCAGCGTGGAGGATAAGGCGTTCATCTTCTACCCTTGCCGTGAAATTGCGCAAGGCTAATATGCCGTTGTACTCAAAAACGTACTCCTGTAACTCGCCCGTTAGGGGATTGACTTTGTATTTAGGTTCCATAGTTAATTTGTCGATTTGTCGATTAGCGAATGAGCCAATGAAAATTACTTTGCAAAGGTAAGGTGTATGTGAAAAAAGTGAAAGGACAAAAAAAGCCCCGCTAATGCGAGGCTTTTCGGGGCTAATTATAAAAATCCGTTGTAATCTTCGTAAAATTCGTCTATCTGCTGTTTTTCTCTCAATACGATAAACGATAGGGAAAGCATATAGGAAAGCACATCTCGTATGGTTGCCTTTTCCTCTGTGGTGTTGATAATATCAGGGGCTTCGGTGGTGCGGATAATAGCAAAAATCTCTTCTTGCTTATCTTTCCAATCATCGAAATAACAGGTAACAGAGTGTGTCCAATCGGATAGTTTGATGCCGAGCTCTTGGCTCAAGGCGCGAGGGGTTTTGTTGCTTGTTTTCATAGGTTTATTTGTTTAGGTGTTTGTTGATAATAAGACCATTGATAGCTTCGGTAAGGGTGGGAGCTGCGCTCTCTACCTTTTTACTGAAGAAAGTGAAGTGCAAGTACCATACGCCTTTGCTAAAGCGTACGCGCAAAGAGCCTCCTACCTCTTTGGCTAATACCATAAGGTCGGGTTC